TCGGCTGGTATTACCGACGCTTCCCGGCGACTAATACCCACTACGGTTCTTAACTTTGATCCGGTCCTGCAATTGAAGCGATTGCAGGAACAGGTCAAGTTGAGGACAAGTGGTGCGGGCAGAGATCAGGGGAAATTACAATGTAATTCATCCCGTTGCTCGCGCAAAGACATTGCGGATTCAGAAATCCCAATGATGGTGACCCCTCTCGATCAGGTAGAGGCTCAAATCGAGTTACTCAGTTCTGTAACTCGTGCTGCTGAATGGAGTATTCAGGCCTATAAGGCTTTATTCACAGCTTTCACAGTCAGATCAAAGGTTAAAAGAGCTTTGACTGAGGACCCCTACACTGAATTTGTACAGCGGATCAGTGTACTTGGACTTTCTCCAGGACCTGGGCAGTGCTTTATGGAACGTTCTATAAAATTCCTTAAAGAGACTACCTGTTACATTGCTGCTAAAGGTCTTAAGCAGGAACAATGTGGAGATGTCACAGAACCGCTTATCTGTGAACATGACGGCCACTCGATGCCGGGGATCTTGGCAGGTGGTTGGATTGGTCTGAGGTGCAAACGAATTATGCACGGTGTGTCTAAGAGCAAGACAAAGAGGATCGCTTTGTGCTTGGATGTTTTGTTCTCTAAGTTAGGGATGGCTCCGGCACCAGAGGAGTATGTCCGTTCTGCTTTGGAAAAGCATCGAAAGGTGCTGACTACAGAGCAAGACTTGGGAACTGGAGAAGGTGAGGAGCTGAGAGAGAGAATCCATAAGGCTATTAAGCTTGTGGTTAGGAAGATCTTTGGAGGGGTCTCGTTCGTTCCGAGAGACTGCTTCCCATCGCTTAATGCCTGCTACGAAAGTGGCCGGGCAGAAGGTGGTACCTTCGGGGCTTTACTTCGACGCTTTGTAGAGTCTCGTAAAATTGATTTTCCCACTTCGCAAGAAAGGCAGAAGGGGCAGGATCTCGACCTATTAAGGAAATTAGGGATCGATCCTCATCTTTCTGCGCTCTCCGGCATGACTTACCTTCCACGTAAGGGAGTAATTGAGACCCGTACATTTGAGCCTCATATGACTATATTCCCTTCAGTGGAGATCTTGGATGAATTCGAGGAATTCGTGGACCATGGGTTGCAGGAGGTTCTGGATCATCCTGAGCTAAACCTTGTCGAACCTTGCGCCATTTTAGAGCCGCTTAAGGTGAGGATTATTACAAAAGGTAATCCTTTCTTAAACTTGAGGACTTTGGAATTGCAAAAGATGATGCATGGCAGGCTTCGGACTTTCAGTCCTTTTGTGGCCATAGGGCGTCCTCTCACAGATCAGGATTTTGATGATAGGTTCAAGAAATTGGATCCATTAAAGAAGTTCTGTTCGGGGGACTATGTTGCTTCCACGGATAATCTTGATCCTGAGATTTCTCAAACGATTTGGACGGAAATTTGCAAAAATGTCACGGTTCACTTAAACAAAGGTGATAAGCTCAAAAGCTTATTACGCCTTCCTCAGGCACCCAAAGAGGATTCAGAGCTACTCTTTACCAACTATTGGGAGGCGGGCCGATTGGCTTTAACAAAGCATCAATTGGTCTATCCTCTCTTAGACGGTAGGGACTCTGAGGTAAAATATGAGCAGAAATGGGGTCAGCTTATGGGTTCGCCTATGAGTTT